GGTTCGCTCGGGAAGTGGTCGTACAACTTCTCGGGAGTGCCGAACCACTGTTCCGGTGTCACGATGTACGGACTGACGTTCTCCTTGCACCACGCGATGAGTGCAGGCTCGATTGCGATGCCAGCACGGGTGTACTTAGACTCGACGAACGGATCTTCCGCCACTCGGCAAATCTCGCACCACGCACCGAAGTCGGTCTTGTACTTGTTGACCCCTGCGATGGCACCGAGGCGTGTACCCGTCATCTTCTTGGGGTTCTTCGTCGGTCCGCTGTCCACGGTGATACGCGTGTGCGTGGAGTCGGCATAGGCCCACGGCTGGAACTTAGCCATTGTCCAGCACCTTCCTCATCTTGAGCGCTTGCGCGTGCCGCGTGATTCGTGCAAGCCGACGCTTCTCAGCACGATTGGGATAGTTGGTCTCGGTGCCTTCTACGAATGTCGGGGCAACGCCCTCCCGAATCTGGTTCATCTTGACTTCAACTTGTGCGCGTGTCGGCATGTTACTCAGCCGCCTTCTCGCCCTCAACGATGATTTCCTCGGCCTTGGTGAGTGTCGCAACGGCCTTGGTCTTCTTCAGGGTGGACTTGCCGTTCGCCCCGACCTTGGGCGTCCCGTCGGCCTCGAAGTGCTCCGCGACCAACTTGACGCAGAACTTCGGGTCGATCTTCTGAGCCGCGAGGATGTTGTCATACAGCGCCTTGGCGAACATGTCCGTGGCGAACGACGCGTCCTCGGCCTTGTCGTCAACGATGGCTTGCTTGATTTCTGCCTTGGCCGCACCGGAGACGTAGCCATTCTTGGCTGCGCCACTGTCGGTGGCTGCGCTGAACGCCTGATCGTCGCCCTCACGGCCCTTGTTGTCGAGCAGGTAGTTGTTGAGGATGAAGTTGCGGAGCATGTTCGTCTGCGCTGCGCCGTTGCAATACCCCGGCTGCATGTTGGAACCGAAACCTGAGATGCAGTAGGTCTCGAACTCGTCCGTGTAGACATCACGCATCGTCACGGCACCGTCGGCCTGTGCAGCGAAGATATCGGCACCCTTGTTGGTCTTGCCGATGATACCGAGGAACTTGACATCGACATCCAACTTGAAGATGAGGTCGTGACTCGTGCAGAGCGCGCAGAGCCACATCTTGTACTGCGACGTGTCGGCGTACTCGTACGAGATGTTGTCAATCACCTTGTCGAACTTGACGCCCGACGCGGCCTTTGCCATGTCGCCCTGAAGCGCCAGAAGACGCTGCTTGAACGACGGAATCGGTGGCTGCTCGGGTACCTGTGCGGACTCCTTGGGGTCGGCCTTCTTGCGCGTCGGCTTCGCCTTCGGCTCGACGACCTCCTGCTGCAACTCGTTTGTCTTCTCGTCTACTGTTGACATTTGTTCCCTCTCCTCTTTCTTTCGGGTGATGAACGCTTTGGCCTTTTCCTTTGCCAACGTAATGTACCACGCCTTGTCCAACGATGTCAAGAGTTTTCCACTATCTCGTAGCGCGTTGTCGTTGTCGATGATACAATGCTCCGGGGTGAGTGGAATCCTCGACCGTCCAGTCTCCTTTCCGTCCTCCATCTTGACCTTGTAGATGCCGCCGTACCACGGCTCTATCGTGGCGTACACCCGGTTGACGCGTTGTACGATGTCTTCGCGCTCGACACCTTCACAATCCACCCACGGTTTGTCGCCCAACGGGTACAGGAGTTGGTGAACGACCTTGCTGAATGTCCGTCCGGCCTTAGCAACAATCTGGAACCGCTCGATGTCATTACATGCGTCTATCGTGTCTGCAACAGGCACGTTGTCCAACAGGAATGACACGACTGCCTCGTCTATGATGGTCGCGCTATTCGACTTGAAGTCGCCCCCGGCATACTTGGCGACGACACCACCCTTCGCCTTGATCTTGCCGTCAGCGAAGCGTAGCACGTAGTTGTTCACGTTGGCTTGTACGATGGACTGTACCTCGTCAGTCTCAACAACGAAGTGAGTCCGACGCTGCCATCCCTCCACGACGCGCTGTACGGTCCGTAGAGACACACGGGGGCATGAAACGACCCATCCGTCGGTGTTGAGTTGGATAAGCGTCAGGTCGTCACCTATGACTCGGTGGATGTTCTCAATGAGGTCGATGATGTAGAGTTGCCCCGACAGACACACGCGGGTGGCCTGCATCGGGTCGAACATCTTGTTGTACTGGTCTTTCATCGTGCCGTACGTCGTATTCAGCACCAGTTTCGCAGCGTCGGCGGTAGCCTTGTCGCCGGACGCCTTCGCCGCCATGCGGGTGTCGTAGAACGTCTTGTAGACGGACGGGTCTGCGACAGCCCGCGACATGTACCCGTTGTTGATGATGAGCGACGGATAGTATGACCCGATGTCTTGCATGAGGATGATTCTGTCCTCGCCGGAAGGACGACTTTGCCCCGATGTCTCCTTGTACGAAGGACGGGCAGCGTGGATGCCACCCAGCCCAACGACACAGGGGCAACCGTGGAACAGGAACTCAACCTTCGGCGCGTCATTGTCCATACAGTTGTCAGTGTTGACTTTCTCGACGTACACTCTGACACTTTCGGGGATGGCGGTGATGTCCACGTTCTCGGGGATTTCGTACGTCTCAAACGGAGCACGGAACTTCTGCGCTTCCATGACCTCGGACACGATGCGAGCATTGGTGTGCTTCAGCATCGTGAGCGGATCAACATGACGCAACTCACACAGGTCTGACTTGGACTTGAGATAGTCGAATCGCAGGTCGTAGAGCGCGGCTGTCGCGTCCACGTCGTGGATACAATAACGCAGCACCTCGGTGCGCTCTATTGTAGTCAGCGGTCGGTCGATGTCGAACGGAACACTCGACTCGACGATGGACATGCCGATGTTCGCTTCGATCTCTTTGAGACCCTTGCGCGGCACGATGTCATGGAACAGGTCGATGACAGGCGGCAGTTCTATCCACGGCTGTCCGTTGAACAGACCCCATACGACAGTCTTGTCGTCGTGACTGTTGATGATGGTGTCGTTGACTATCTTGATGTCCTCGGGGCACCAGCCAAGCAGCACCGCTTTGAGGATATAGGAATCGTAGTCGCGGAAGTTGTAGCCACAGAGGACGGGATTGTACGCTGTGATGAAGTTCTGCACGGACTCGGTGTCGTTCCAGATAGAGATGGTCTGACCGTCACGCTGCCGTTTTGCGACCAGCAGCCAGTCGTTAGAAAAGACCTCAAAATCCGCGTACCATATCGGCTGTGTCATCGCACGTCGCCCCACGTTCGACCCCGGTGTATGTGATTGATAGCGCTGTTGCTCACACCGTACATCTTGGCGATGGTGGACTGTGCTAGTCCTTTGCAGTTCAGCCATTCTTTGATTTGGCTAACGTAGACCGCTGTAAGGTGAGCCACACCACCCCGCCGAACGTTCTCGATATGGGTTGCTGGTTCGAGATGAGCGGGGTTACAACAGGCTCGCTGGCCGCAAAGATGATCGAGTTCCAAACCATCCGGGACAGGGCCAACCAATCGCTCGTAGTATAGTTGATGTGCGTGCCTAGGGTTCATCCGAGTACCNCCCGAGCCATAGCCGTCAGCATTGATGCTTCGCTGCCAAATCCAACACGGAGTTTTGTAACCACAGTCCTGCTCGACATACTCGACTGGCGACAACCGGGTGTGATGGTTGTGGATGTATCGACGGGGATGGCCGTTGTGTATGGTGGTGCGTTCGCCGCAACCGCATTGACAGAATCCGTATTCGATGTCCTGTGCCATGTGCCCAACTCCTGTGTCGAATCGCTAACGTGTTTGTACCCTTATTCGCCAACCTCGACAGCCAACTGCAACGATCTGTTCGGCTCGGGCAGTCGCCCACCCAATGCCGCTTCCAGACACGCTACACTACAGAACGCCGCGCGTCCAGTCCCAGTTTCGTCGCTGCGCCAGATGATGGGCAACTTCCCGCGCCGTGCGGGATACCCGCAACGGTGACAGGGAATCTCAGTAGTTCGGCGTGGCATGTTCGCAGCCTTCCAAATGGCACCCGTACTTGTTTCGGATGCAGTACCCGTCGCTGTCCCCGAAGCCGAAGTCGCATTCCGGGACATCAACATAGTCGATGCCAGACGGGATGTCAAGATGGAATCCGTCAATCTCGTCCGCGTCGTCATCGAGCGCGTCTGGATCGTCGAAATCGTCCCACTGTCGATGACCTCGCGGTGTCATGCGTCCCCCTCTGT